GTTCTTTGGTTGCCATTAGATTCCTTTGATTAGTAGTTCGAGCTTCTTCTTCTTCAAGGCAAGCATACCCAAGTCGCCCTGGTTCTGCTCGACTTCTTCCGAAGGTGCTAGGTCGCTGATTACACGGGAAACCATTTCGGCTTCGTCCTTAGAGATGGACTGCCCGTCTTCAATCTTTAGCAACGCGTCGGCTAGTGCGTCTGCGTCGATGTTGTTTCTTTCGGCTACCTTGTCTAGTCCGCGAACCTGGGCGGTTCCGTTAGTGCTTGGATAGGCCGGAAAGGCAACTCCGGTGCTAACTTCCATTAGCCTTACGCTTTTTAGGGTTCGCTCGGTTCCGTCGCTCGACCAGGAATCTCCGCCCGCTGGAACGGTGAATCCAAAGCTAAAACCTGTTACGTCGCCGCGCTGAATAGAAACCTTTGCGTCCCGTCCGTAGCTTGTGTCTGGGAGTGAAGCCACAACACGCAAGCCGATTTCGTCTTCCTTTAGGGTTAGGGTTCCCGCACGGGTTGAGCCTAGAACCATGTCGGTATTGTGATTCCATAGAAGCTTGATGTCGTTGCGTGAGTTAATGGATCGCTTGAACGCGCCTGGCTTGATACGCTCGATAAACGGTAGCGGTTCGCTTGGCTCGTTGAATCTGGCGGCATAACCGGTTAGGGTCATTCCGTCGCCGTCTTCGCGCACTTCAAACTCGTTAGTAAATACGCGAGTTTCAATCTTTGACAATGCTTCGCCTTTCGCTCGGCCTTCGTTTTCTTCTTCCATTCTACTAACCACGCCCTCGGCATAAGCCAAAGCACGGCGAGCAGCAGCCTTAGACGGCCCCGAACCCCAGAGCAAGTGAGCGACTACACCAGGGCTAGGATAATCAGGGGAATCAGGTCTAGCGGCGGGTGAGTCCAGATCAACAAGGTGACGGCTAATCCAAGCCCGAATCCGAACCCACTTATCTGCCGTGACATTTCCTTCCGCCATCGCGCGAGCTTCTCGGATAGTTGCGTCCACCACTCCATCGCCAGCCTTACCTTCTTCGTAGTAGCGCAAGCCTTGTCGGGCTGCGGCTCTCATGTAGGCCGGTGGGGTTAGGTTTACTTCTCTAAGTTCAGTTACTTCGATTTCGATTTCTTTTTCGTCTTCGTCGTCGTTGTAGGTTCCGCCTGGTTCGATACCTTCGGCGGCGGATACGCCGACCATAGCGTCGATCGCTTCTTGCTTACTAAAGTGACAAGACATCTGTTCGCCGTCTTCTTTGACTACGGCCCACCCCGCGCACTCTGGCGATTCGTCCCAAATGTAATACGGCATTAGTCCTCTTTCACTACTAAAACGTGTAGCTCGCAGTCGGCCGTATCTGCAACCGCGTATAGCGAGTCGCCTGGGCTGATTGTAATTTGGCTAGTAAGGGTTGCTTGGGCGTGTATTCCATTTTCCACGGTCACGTCCGAAGCCCCAATGTAAACATTCGAGTTAGCGGAGTGTTCGTGATTATGAATGCAAACGTGTTGCGCCATAACGTCTGGCGCGACAATTTGAACCCTTGTCAGGCCGACTGAATAGTGCGCCGTAGTTATTGGCATTAGTTAGCCTCGTAAACGCCCTGCGGGTCTTCTGGGTCTATCTGCGCCACGCCTTGAAGCATTACGCTCGGAACTCCGGTGTGCTTGATTGCAGGTAGGTCTAGGGCTGCTAGGACTTCCTTCGGATCGTAACCTGCGGTAACAAGTCGGTTCGCCATTAGAACCTTCTTATCTTCCGCGACGATACCCGCGTCGGTAATTGCGATGTTCGATAGCGGAACGCGAGCGATGTCGCCAGCTTCGACCGGCGGTAGGTCTTCTAGGCGGCGAACATCGTTCACGGTTAGCCAACCAGATTGCAAGCCGTTTGAGTAAGCCGAGAAGCGGGAGTTGGAATCACCGCGCAATAGCCCGTCCATGCTGAAACGAATGAAAGCATTTTCCCCACCTGGCTCGGCAGATAGCAAAGTCGAGAACGCACCTTCGAGTTTCTGCACTAATGGGCGAAGCGTCATTTGCGTATAGGCGATGTTGTTTTGTTCGACCGATGAATAGGTGTTGGTTCCAGGTAGGCCAAGTAGGTGCGGTGGAATGTTGAAGGCACGGGCTACGTCTTCGACTGCCATACGGCGAGAGTCGATGAATTGCGCTGCGTTATTGTCTACCTGATCGCTAACGAACTTTGCACCGCCAGATAGAACGCCAACCTTGCTCGACTTCCTGAAACCGCCGTGGCGACTAGAGAACGCGTCCGATAGGTCTTTGGCTTGTTCTGGCGATAGGTTGCCTGGGAACTCAATGTGGCCAGCCATAGTTACGCCCTGGCCAAAGTATCGAGCGGCGAAGGACTCTAACGCAATTGCCAAACCGAAGTTTTCCTTTAGTGCGTCCACGCGGGATACGCCACGAATCTGACCTGGCTTTAGCACGTCGATTATGTGAAGAACCTGCTCAGACGAAAGAAGCTCGTCGTGTGATTGAACGCGATACATTACGCGACCGATACCGTTACGAACGACCTCTACATCGGTGGGGTTTAGCACGACTAGGTTTAGGGGCTTGCCTTGTGTGTCGCGGTAGACGCGAATAAAAGCGTTGCCATCTAGAAGCATAGAAACAAGCACGGCGTTATAGAACGGCTCTTTGCTAACTAGGTCTACGTCTGGCTTAGTGACCCAGGCTGGACGTGGGCGGAACGGACGGCGCTCGCCGTCGATACGAATGTAAGCGTCTAGTGGCAGGGTTGAGATTGTGTCTGCGATCAAAGAAACCGCCGAGTAAATTGCGTTTACCTTGAAGACGGTATCTGGGGTTACATAGGTTCCGGACTGAGTTCCGAGAACTACATCTTCACCCGAACCCCAAATGGTTTGGAAACTAATTGACCGCCTGTTTAGCAGTCTGTCGATAAAACTTGCCATGTCCGCCCTAAACGAAGAATTGTGGAACCAAAGGCTCGTCTTCTATTCTACCTACCGTTGCACGGTCGAAGGACAGCACGGCTGCTACGGCCGCGTCGATACGTCTTTGGGAAGCCCTGTTTTCCTTGACAATACGCGGGCCTAAGTTGTCTACCTTTACTACGGCGTTAGAAATGTGGCGGGCTAGAAGAGGGTTGCCATCGTGAATAAGTTTTTTATCGACGACCGCGTCGTAGAATTTTGCCGTCGATGGCACCATACGCCTGGCGTTAGTGGACGGGTATTCCACCACGGGGTAGCCTTCGTCTTGTAGAACCTGCATGGTGCGCGTCCAGCGGTAAGGGTCGCAAGCGATTTCCTTTACGTTTGGGTGCGCCTTTACGAACTGCCTAATTGTTTCTTCGACTTCCAGAACGTCCACGCGCCAAGTGTCGTCATGGATTGTTATGTCCTTTTCCCAAGCCCCAACGATTCCAACCTGAGGAATTTCCTCGATCGTCGTAAAGGTGACAACCGTAGCGTCGCCGCTAAACGACCCGTCAAGGCCGAGAATGTAGTCCTTGTCCCCTACTTCCGTTTCGCCAGCGCAAGCGTCCCACGTCCCCGTAGGTAGCCAGCTAATCTGGGAACTGACCCATTGGTTACATCGCTTAGTTCTGAATTCCGCTTCCGGTGTGCGTCGGACGGCAGATACGAAGTCGTCGGCCGCGCAAATGTCGTCGTAACCTGGATTCGATTGCCGCCAAGTTTCGGGGTCGCGGTGGTCGGCTTCCTGATCGGCTTCCCACCAAGCCATAAAGAACGTAGAGTCATCTACTTCACCGCGGGCGACCCTTTGGCCGTATTGGTAAAGGTTGTAGGCAATTGAGTCCTGGCCCGTTGAGTCGGTCTTTACGCCGGCCGTTGTGATGGCGATAAGTTGCGCCGATGGCCTAGCTCCCATAGCAAGCGACATAACGTCGAATAGTTCACGGTTAGGTTGCGCGTGAAGCTCGTCAAAAACCGTAAGGCTCGGATTCAAACCCTCTTTCGAAAAAGCTTCCGCGGATAGAACGCGATAGACGGAACCCGCTTTCGGAAGTTCGATTGCGTCGCGGTAAAGCTTGGTGATTGCACTTAGTTCTGGCGAAGCTTCGACCATTCGCTTAGCGTCGGCAAATACGATTCGAGCCTGTTCCTTTTCAGCGGCAACCGAATAAACTTCCGCGCCCCTAGCCCCCAGGATTAGACCATACAAGCCGAACACCGAAGCCAGGGCGCTTTTGCCGTTCTTTCTCGGCTGGCCTATTAGGGAAGTGCGGAACCTGTATCGTTCCCCGTCGCCCGCAAAGACGTGGCGGATTAGTTCCTTTTGCCACTCTCGCAAAACTAGCGGCGACCCTGCGCGACCGGCTATTGAGTCCTTAGTAATAATGCCAAACGCTTCGGCAAAGTCAATAACTACTTCCCCGTCGCCGTTGAGTAGGTCGCTATTAGGAACCGGAGTTAGCCACTTCGGGGGCCACACGTTGTTCCTTTCGTGCCATTAGTTCTTCAAGTTTTGACATGGCTTTTACCTCGGCTACGCCTAGTTTGCTTCTATCGCTTGGGGTAAATCCTAGTAGCGACAAGTTAGAAATGATTTGACGATCAAGTTCCCGAAGGCCGCGGCGAAGTCTTGCGTCATCTGTCTGCATTACTTTTACGCGTAGGTTCCAGCGTTCGTCGATCATTTCGCAGGTCATTAGCAAAATCTCAAAGTCGGTATTAGGGCTAATCCAATTCAAACCCTGTTCCCATACCTTGTCCCATAGTTCGCGGCCGTATTTCAATAGCGGACGTGATGGTTCTGGCGTTTCGGAAATGCCTGGGAGAATTTGAAGCGCGCCCTGTTCTGGCAACGGACGACGGCCTGGATTGCCTAGTAGTCGCTTTTGCTCGATTGGCTTTTGTGGTCTACCGGCTGGCATTATGCCTCATTAGGTTGGAGCCTTGAAGTCGGACTTGCACCGCTCTTTTCTGACAGGTTGTCAGATACATCGCTATCTATGTTTCCAGGGCGTGAACCTTTATACATCGTAGCACCCATTTCGGCAATTTTACTAAATGGGACTTCGGGAACCATAAGTCGTTTACGGGCTGCTGGATTTATGAAATAAATGTATCGAAGTTGGTAGCCATTCAATTTTTGACCACCAACTACCTCTAGGTATTTATTGAAGTCATACTTGCCATTGGTTACGTCATAGTAGCTTTTGCCGTTAAGTTCCTTGCGTGGTGATGTCGGATTGCTTTCTAATGTCATTTTGTGGATCACGTCGCCCGATGGAAGTTGCGCCAAATTACCAGATGGATTTATGGCTGTTAGAACGAATCCGGAAGCGCGATAGATAGTTCCGTCGCCGCATTGAGTTCCGTCGGCAAAACTAATAACCCACTCGATGTGCGGTGCGTGTTTCTTGATTATTCGCATGGCGATTGCGATTGCACGGGATTCACTATTTCGTGGTAATGCGTCCGAGAACGCCATTCGATTTAGTTCTATAAAACCGTTCCATGATGTATCCGAAACTAGGGTTTGAATTTTGGCCTTGTCTAATGATGGCCCAAACTGCATGGCACCCTCTAACTTCCCTGCATAGTAAACGCCGAGGTGAACCTGGCTATTATTTACTGTCTTTCCTGAATAGTGCAGTTTTTTGATTAGGGCATTGGCAACGGCCGCCGTGATTGGTTTTACAATAATGTCTTTTGCGCTCATTGGTTAGAGCCAATCCATAGTTCGCAAATTCTAGCTAGTGCATTACCGTTAGCGTTGCTATTTCCGGTATCGCCAAATTCGCCAAACGATTTAGATAGTTCTAATGCTTCGTTGATTGTTTCTACCTGGTCGGCGTGTAGTGTGAATGTTATCTGTCGAACTTCTTTTCGATCGGCGGAAGTTGCGTCGAATGTATTAGTCCATTCGTCTCCGCTTGGTAATTGTGGCACTTCGAAACCTATTGCTTCAATGTCAAAATCGGCCTCTTGTAATTCAAGAATTGTCGTAGCCAGAACCTCATGATTCCATGTAGCAAGTTCTGCTGTGCGATTGTCCGCAAGAGCAAAAGCTTTGATGGTGCTGTCGTCCCATTCAGTCGGAACACGCA